GATGTTTGTTGCTCTTCCTTGTTCGTAAGATTTACCAAAGGTTTTAAAGGTCTTCTCAATAGCTCCCATGTTATCAATGTCATCATAAGAAAGACGTGCATTTTCTGGCACTCTAAGGAAGTTTACTAGCTCTGGGTTAGTTTCCAGGTATTGTGTGTAATCATTATCAAACTGTTTAAGCTGAGACTTCTTTTTAACCTCTGGCTTATTCTTCTCAACGGTTTCTACTGGTAATTGTTCTTGTTGAGCTAATTTATAATTATCAGCGTACTCATCAGCATTAGTATCTACGGCAGCGTACATGTTGAGCTTAGTTTCCTGCTCAGGCTGCTTGCGGAAAACTTCATTTGCAATGTCTAAGTATTCGTTATTTTTCATTAGCCAACTTCGTATTTACTAGTTTTAATATGTTCTCATCAGTAGGTTGTGCGCCTATTTGTTCTAGTGCAGCAACCGCCTTTTGACGTTCTCTCACTGGTATTTCGTCAATGTCATCAGCAGTAAAGCTCGGCGCACCTTGGAAGGCAAAAGCAGGGTCAGTACCAAATCTACCAGTTCCTAACTCTGATTCTTTCGCAATACCTTTAATAAGCAACTTATCAATCATGTCTTCTACTTGCTGATTGTTAGGCTCTTTATTATTTAACTCTGTAAAGATGGTGATTTCATCAGTAAGCGCACGGAAGAATTGAGCGGTCTTTTGCTTATCTCCTTTATTTGCAGTAGTGCTAGTGCTAATACCAACGGCTTCAAGTCTATCAACCGCAATCTGATTATAGGTACGTACTTTAACCTGATTAATGTTTTTACCAGCTATCAAGTCTTGCTGTTTCTTCACAAAGTCTTTGAAGTCTGTATCAGATAGGTTATTTATTTCATTGCTTAGATTAACTTTCTTGAACTCTTCTGGTTTCTGTGAGTACATAGCATAAAGCTCAGACCATCTTTGAGCATCAGTGTCAGACGCACCACTACCACGCTGAGTATAGATTTTAATTTGCTTCTTAGTGTCTTCATCTAAAGCAGCCCAGTCATTGATTGGTATTTGGTTAGGGTCATTAGTATCTAGCGCAACCTTCCAAGCTTCGCCTGATAATTCACGTTGCCTTTCTTCTGTGACCTTTACGTTTTCTGATTGGTTAGTTTCAATAATGTCATCAACCGCAGCTCTTACTTTATCATCTTTAATTTTGCTTACCGCCTTCTTCTGCTCAATGTAGCTAGGGTAATTCTGCATGATTTGTATAGACGCAGTTTGAGCAGCAGCCCTAAACTCACCCTCTTCAAGGACTTTTTCAATAGCCACTTGTTGAGTTCCAGTAATGTTATCTTTGTTTTTTTCGTAGTAATCCTTAGCACCAAGTGGGTCATCTTCAACCATCCTAGCAACAACGGCAGAATGTATTTTATCTTGGTATTCTGTTTTGCGTAATTTGATAGCCTCAGGTGGTGAACCTGCCATAGCGTCATCAATAGTTGCTTCTCCTATTGCTATACTGTCTTTTATAAACTTAGGGTTGTTAAAATTTTCAACAGCATCATTAATAGATGATTGTAGATTTGCTTCTGACGCATCCCTTTTATATTGGTTACGTTGTTGCACTTCAAATCTAGCTAAACTATTTAGGTAATTCTCCCTCTTGTTTATCCATAAAGGTTCTAACTTTGCTCTTGTTCTTGCATCTAGCCCTTCTGTTCTTTTGGTATATATTTCATCTAACCCTTTCAAACCGTCTTTATAAACTGTTAAAGCTTGAGAGCCTTTACGACTATACAAACCTTTTTCAGAATCGTTAAATAACATTCTAGCATCTTCTGATAGCTGCGACAATTTCTCATAAGATTTAGTTTTGCTTTCTTGTTCTTGGATTCTATCAATAGCTTGTCCTAGATTTTGGAAGGATTGACCTACTCTTTGAATACTTCTGCCTGTTCCTGCTCCAAAAGATTCAGCACCAGCACGTACGTTTTGAAACGGTGTGCTTATATTATTCGTCTGTCTTTGTCCGACTCCTGCCTCAAAGGCGGTAGGTACTTTAACCATAATCTAAACCTGTTCAAATTTAATAAACATTATTTACCTCCTGTCGGCGTTGCTTTCGGCGTACTTGAAGGACTCGGAGAGCCCGCAAACATTGCAGCACTAGAGCTAGCACTAGTTAAGGTAGTAGAGAAGGCATCAAATAATGGACGTGTGTTTTTAGCAGTTGCAGTGTAAAGACCTTCTTGCGCTCTGAAATTCATACCTTGAACTCTAAAGCCATAAGCTTCACGCTCAGCATTATTCTTGATAGTTAGAGCATCAATCTCACCTAGTTCAGCAGTCTCACTCAGTACGTCTAGTGGTGTATCTTGATCAACCACAACGCCTGAGCCAGCATAAATAGACCGCTGCTTACCCTTGAGGGTTGAGAGTTGCCGACGGAAGTTTCGCTCTTCCTGTCGCCCTTTTGCAACTCTATCTTCTGCCATACGGTCAGCGATAATTGCATTATTTCTAGCAACGGCAGCATTATATTTAGCTGCTTTCTTTTTTGCGTTTGATTCTCTGTATGCGCCATAGCCTGCTACTCCTGCGCTTACTCCTATTACTACTGCTGCGGTTGCTGGATCACACATAATTAAACTCTTTAGTAAATTTACAAAATAATTCCTGCTTCGCTCCATAAGGTGCTGGGTCTTGCAGTTTAAACCCTAACCATGTAAGCCATGACTTAGCTAAGTGGTTGTCGTTATGCACATAGTTTACAAGACTGTTTAAATTAATACACAATTTTCTGAATACTAGTTTACAATATCTCAGAAACGTACGTGAGTGTTTCTCTACGTTATTGGTAGAAATCAACCACGGTATCGCTTTACCAGTTATTGCAGACACTATGTGCATACCAAATACCACTACAAGCTCACCATCAACAAAGCCAGACCACATCTCATCGCAGTATTCTTCAATTCTGCAAATGACTTCGTGATACGGCATACCAGAGGCAGCCTCTATTTCTTCTCTATCAGCAATCCTTATGTTTGCTATCAATTCCTCTATATCTTCTGGCGTTGTTCTTTTCACAATTACTTTAGTCACTTGGTTCTACCTCAGGAGTTATGGAAAGTATCGTCAAAGGCAATGGGTCATCCTGCCTTATAAACACTCGTCCGTTATCATTCCATGTTGGTTGCATAGCAATCTCAACCCTTCCTGTTAATAATTCTGTTGGCTCATTGTAATCTTCATCTTCTCTTTGCAAATACTCAGTCAAATTACTTGAGTCAGGCCCATACTTACCACCCCTTGAATCTTCAACAAAGGCAGTTAATTCACTAATTCCTTTTTCTTTCGTCTTAGTTGGAATACCTTTTGATGATAAATCTATGTCAAGAGTCTCTAAATCAGAGTTGTAAGGTAATCCTACGTGAGCTTTGCTACTTGCATTATCCAGTGTAATAGACCCACTTGATACAGTCTTTTGAGCATTTACGTCACCATCAGCTAAGATTGATACTGTCTTGCCTTCAAGGTGATCTAGGTTTGAAATAGTGGTAAATGTTCTACTCCAATGGGTAGTATTCACGCCTCGTAATGCAGTTGGTACTATTGTGTTTGGCGTTACATCTAATGAAGTTGCAGAATTGTAGGCAGTCACAGTGAATTGACATCTAGCAGTTACATTGCCGTCATCATCTTTAATTCTAAGAGCAATTACTTTACCAACATCACCAGAAACAAAAGGTGAAGCACCTGCATTTTCTGTCATGGTTAAAGTCTCATCAGTAGTCCAGTCTGTTCCACCTGTCACCTGTACTTCACTTGTGGTGTCAGTATTCCAGTTATCTAAGGTTAAACCAGAATCTACAAAGAAAGCATCCTCAACTAAGAAGAAATTACGTGAGTGCATCCTCTCAATGTATCTACGAGTATTACCGTTAACGGTTCTTTTGATTGAAGCATACAAATAATCTTCTCCATCTTCTCTTATTGATGCCACACTTTCCACTTGTCCGTCTGTTTCGTGTCTATGCCACGCCCAGATTTGCTGTTTTCTTTTATAAGTTAAGGCAATTAATTCCCCAGTATCAGTAACACACCAGATAATAGAGTAAGGTTTTTCTGTGTAAGTCCATTCAAGTATCTCACGTCTCTTAAATAAATGATTTGATAATTGGGTTAATGGCTCACCATCCAAACCCTCAGCTTCAAATGAGTAGTTTAAATAAAGCACATCCTTACCGCCGTCTTCTACATAGATTACATCTCTACCAATTCTTAAGGGTCTGATCTGTGAGCATCCACCCACATAATCCTCATCAGCGTCCACTGAGCTAGGTGTAATAATGTCACTATTATCTCCACCCTTCACCATCCATGTTGAGCCTGTGGTGAAGACTATTAGCTTTTTGAGTGATGTTAAATGTCTGATCTGCTGTACCTGCTCTGAGTTCAATGTAAATGCAAAAGCGTCATCGTCTCTGGTTGGCGAGGATACGTTCAAGTTCTTGTAATTAGCAACCTGTGTACCATCTAGTCTTTGAGGGTTATTAGTTGAACCACCAAAAACTCTACGCTGTTTATGGTATGTTACCGCACCTGGGTAATTGTCAGTACCTACAAATGGTTGTCTCCATTTAGGCGGTGTGTCATCTAAATCTGGTACAATACCATCATCAACAAACGAGGTTTCCTCGGTAGTTCCTATGTAGCCATAAAGTCCATTATCTTTACGGTAAACGTTATAACTTTGCGCTCCACTTACTCCTGTCCATGTAACGGTAATGTCGTTAGTTGCTGGGGCATTAACTGACGCTACCTCTATTAAAGCACGTGCAGCCGTACCCCCTGACGTATAAGCTGTGTAGGCAGAGGTGTCAATGTTATCACCATTCAAATCAGTAAGCTCAAAGGTATTAGTAGCTGAGTTTGCTACTATAACCCTAGTGCCATTTAATTCTGTCATTCCTACTATACTGTCTAGGTATAATTCGTCTCCATCATCGTAGCTATGTGATGCGATTGTTACCACACCTGGGTTAGCCTGAGTAATGCCAGTAATAGTCTTTGTTGCTTCAACTGCGCTTAATCCTTCCTCTCCTGTATCTCTTGATACTGCGGTTACTTTATAGTTATAGGTGTCTGATCCTGCCGTACCTGAGCCACTTGCGCCAGTCGGCCATGATACTTCTGGTGCAAATTCTATGTCATCTAATGACCATGAATAGTGAGCAGTTCTTGATAAATCAGCTTGCACATAATCAGGGTGGCAGATAGTCATTACGTCTGCGCTCTGTGTGTATTTTAAAGCTCTGAGGTCATCTTCGCTGTAAGTGTGTGTCATCTCAAAGATTTTAGACACATTACCTGCTGATGAGTATGCTGTGTATCCTGAGGTATCTACATTATCACCTTCAATAGTTGTGAGTTCAAATGTGTTTGTGGTCTTGTTTGCGACTTTAAAGAAACGATTATTAACCTCAGTCATTCCTACTACGCTATCAATGTAAACCCAATCATCATTTGAGTATCCATGTGCAGTTGCGGTCACTACGCCTGGGTTAGCCTGTGTTATTCCTGAGATTGTCTTTAGTGGTTCAAGCACTAATCCTGCATCTTTAAAAACCCTCATGCGATTTTCAGTAAACTCAAGTATGTAGTTCTGAGTTATTCCAAACTGGAAAGGTATTAGTCTTGCTCTTTGTGTGTGATCTTTGTGTGATTGTAGGTATTCAAAACCTGCCCTATTAGAAACACCACCTTGAATGTGGACGAAATAGTTTAATAGGGTTCTAAGCCCTGTTTGATACTTAACCAAATCAGCACGTGCGTAAAGCCCTGTTGTGATCTCTCCACCTGCAAATGATAATTGGTTATTCTCAATAGGCATAATTATCTTCCTTGTATAAATTCACTTTCTGGCATGTCGTCATAGGTCTCTTCGTGAGCATCCATAACCTCTGCCATTTTTTTAGTTTCCATGTATTTCTGTTTAGCCTTATCCTCAAGAGCTTGCTTTTTGGTTAATGGCATAGCAATTAGGTACGCCAAGTATCTTGAAAAAGCCATTACAAAGCCAGGAGGAAAAAGGTTAGGGTCTGAAATGTTTGCAGTGTATCTTAGTTGAGCTACGTCTTGATCTGTCATAATTACTTTGACAGTTCGGTCAGAGTTGAGGTTGACTTCAAAAGGTATCTTAACTGTTCCTGTTCTACGGCTACCATCAAAGATTTGACGAGCCTTAATGCAGTCACTAGGGTATGTGTAAACATAATCCCAATCATCAGGTGCAGTTTCGGATAAAAGAGCTAACGTCTTACGAGCAGTGGCAAAGCCCCAATCAACATCAGCAAGTACAAATTTAAGCGCATCCTCATAAAAGATACGGCAAGTCTTTGCCTCTGTGCTGGTATCAGTTTCAATGTTTGATACTTGGTTCTTTGCGCTTATGTGCGTCAAAGCCATGTTACAAATTGAAGTCTTTGTTGCCATAATTAACCCTCGTAAAGTTTGTTAGCTCTTTGTGTATTGGATGATGGTTTAGCAATGTCCATTTCAACTGCTGCAACTCCAATACTTCCTTTTTTACCATACTATTCCTCAGTAGATTCTTGCTCACCTTCACCTTCACCTTCGCTTTCGTCAGATTCAGATTCAGCAGCTTTGAAAGCTTTAATAGCTTCAATCAAAGTTTCTTTCTTCTGGTTTTTAACTTCAATCTCATTGTCAGTTACAAAGGTTTTCATTTCTTGGTAATCTAAACCTAGCTCTTCATCCTTAGGCTCAACTGGCTTAGCAGGTGCTTTAGGTGCTTTTGGAGCTTCTTTTTGTTTACCAACAGCTTCAAGATACTTAGGAGCGTCTTTAGCTTTTAACGTCAAAGATTCGTAGAACTCACCTGGGTACATTAGCCTTGGTTTATTCTCACCTTCTCCGTAATAACATTTTTTTAATACTTTGAACTTCATTGTTTTGTCCTCTTATGAATTAGTAAAAGAGGGGGCTGTTACACCCCCTCAGTCAAGTTTAGCCGTTTTCGTTAGACTGGAAAGCCTCTACAATTCTTGCAGAGAAAGCACCAGCAGTAAGTGGCCCACTATTTACAGTGTATTTCAACTGCATGTATTGGTAAGCCCCATACTCAGGTATAGACCCACGATACACTTTGTAACCTGCAACTAGAGTCGCTTTAGGCACTGCTAAAGCAAGATCAATAGTCTTGTCAGGTGTGAAAGTAGTAGTTGTGTCAAACTCTAATTGGAAGTCAACAGTTGCAGAACCAGACGCAGTCACGGACTCATCAACTGATACTTCTAACATTAGAGGGTTTCCTTTTGCATGATCTTTAGCATCGCCAAAGTCAATGTAGTTGGTAGATGCAGCCGTATCAGTTACAGCCTGTGCATTACTCAATTCGTTTTCGTAATCAATAATCATAATGTTTACCTTTTAATTGAAGTTGATAAATTAAGTTACTTGGGCTTCTGCACTAGTAAGCGCATCAGTTCTACGTACAGGAATGCCATCAAACGTCATTACGTGCTTACCAGCAACTTGTTCTATGTTGATTTGAACATTGGAAGAGTTTTTGATTTGCCTACGTAAGAATGATCTAACAGTCTTGTTCACATAGAATACTGGTTTACCACGACCTTGAGAGTGTAATAATTCAATCGCTTGAGTCATTAAATCTACAATGTCAGCACCAGACGCAGCATCTTTAGTAAGGTCAGAGATGTCAATGTTCGCAATACGAACAACGTATCTCCAGTCTCTTACAGTCAAGCCAACATCCCATTTGTAATGAGTTCTGTAAATCTCATACAGTCCTTTTACAGAATCCTCTTTAGTCACGTGGCCTTTGTTGTTAGACTGTAAACCAGCTTTTTGACCTTTAGGGAAGATGAAGTGACAGATGTTTACATCCCAAGTTACTAACCAGATTGACGCATTGTCTGAACCAGTACCACCACCATCAATAATTTGTCCACCGTTAGCGGCAGTTGTGCTATTGAAGCGAGGAGCAAAACCCAGGAATCTCTCAGGGTTAGTGTCAGTGTCGCCATAGAAAACAGTATCAGCAAAAGTTTGTCCTAAACCTTCAATAAAAGCCATGTCTTCTGAAAGTCTGAACTCATTTGTGTTACCGTTAAGGTCAGCTAAAGATTTATCAACTTCTGAATAAGTTTCTAACATACCAATAGTGTCATCCACTTGTACAGTTGTTGATTTCTCAGGTTGAACACCATAGTTAAGCTTCCTCCAAGTACCAGAAGGTAAGCCTGATCTTACAGTAGTTCTGTGTGAAGTTGCGCTGTTAGCTTCCACTACAACAGCATCTTCTAAGATTTCGTTGGTTTCACTAATGATCTCAACGATAGTTGGAACTTTTCCATCTGGGTCAAGCCTTTTGGCCCAATCCGCATAAGAAAGGTTCGTTTGATTTAAAGCAGCCATAATAATAATCCTCTTTAAAGTTAATAAAAAAAGTTACGAGTTATCAAAAAGAACATCACCTCTTGAACGTTGCCCTGCTCCGCTTCCACGGTCAAAGTTTCCTTCTTCGGTAATCTTCTCACCAATACGAGAAAAAACCCTAATCAATTCAGGATGATTCCCCATTCTGGTTTGCTCCAAGGCTTCCTTTAGTTCAGGTGTACCAAAGACAGAGATTGCACGTTTTGCTTTCTCTACCTTCAAGTCGTAATTATCACCACCAATCTCCTTATCAGAGTTAGCAGTGTCCTTCCAGCCTTGCTCTACATCCGCCCACTGCTCCTTGATTTTTACATCAGCACCAGTGACTTTATTAGCGTATGCGTCAATCAGTTCTTGCATAGCTTCTGCTGGGACTTTGTGCTTTTCGCCAATCTCCTTCACAGAGGCAAACAATTCCTCATCAACTTCTACACCCTCAGGTAAGTCCTCAGGCAATATTAGATCATCGTAACCAGTTTCCTTCTCGTCACCTTCCTTGGATTCGTCACCGTCTTTGTCAGACTCATCGTCTTTATTGTCGGCTTCATCTGCGGTATTGGACGTATCCGTATTCTGATCGTCTTTTCCATCATTGCCTGCGTCGCCATTGGCAGCAGTATTCTCTACATTCTCTGCGTCATATAATTTATCAGCAGTGTTTGTAGAAGAATCTTGTGTTGCAGCATCGTTATTACTAGCTGCATTATCTGTATTTGCGTTATCGCCATTATTTGTAATAGTCATAATTACCTCGGTTGTTTAGTTATTGCTTTAACGGCCCACATAGCAGCATCCTCGTAACAAGCTTCGGATAATGAAATCAATCTCAAAACCTCTGGGTCTTTTGCTAATTCTTTAGCCTCTTGTAAAAGGTCTATTAATTCAGCAGATTTAACTTTCATTTTATCTACCAAGCTATCCTCTGATGGATTAAAGTGAATACCAACTCTGTATTCACCTAGTGTTAATTTTTTATTTTGACTCATTTTCGTCCTCAATTTTATTGTTAATAATTAAATCAGCAGTCGCTTTAGGGTGGATAGAGATACATTCATCTACCAACCATTGGGCAACTGATTGCTTGCCGCAATTAAAACCTGTAACCCCTTGGTCATTTGTTAATGGGTTAC